CCTTACGCTTTTACGTAAGGATAACGGTGGAATGATCCACTTGCCAGTGATGGCAACCTGTGATTAGTCTCTCTAGATGAAAGTCCTTCCAGGACCGTAGTCTGGAACTCGAGACCTATCCAACAAAGCCCTCTTGGAGGTACCTCTGGGCCCTCTTTAGAATTATTTCTAAAGAGAAGTACCCTTTGGACTCCTCGAGGTTAGATTGTGATGTGTTTGTCACAATCTAGCGCTTTATTAGATTAAGAAAGCTGTATTCAGCACTCATAATAATTATATGAAAGTTAAAAACTTGCTAATAACAAGGTTACTAACAAAGTTATTTAAACACCATAATCTTATTATGAGATTCATAACTGATATAGAGAAATTAAAGACCAATAATGGTATTCCATTCACAGTCCGTTATATGAAAGCTGTTAAGCTCCATATAACCAGACTGATGTGTGGTCAGCCATTAAAAGTCAATAATTCTCTTGTCTCAGTCGATTCTGACTACTTTCCTTCGAAGTTCTATTACCTTAAACCGTTATTAAATGGCAGTTATAATGATAAAAGACTTTTATTAAGTTTATTATCATATAACAGAACCATTTTACCGGAAAAGATAACAGATCTTCCAGACCCAAACTACTCAACTATTACCGATAACTATAAAGGTAAGGATTATACCATACCTAAATATTTTATCGAGCAATTTGTTGAGCAGTATGGTTTGAAACTGCCACTGCCCAAATGAGATATGGCAACTCACTATATTAGTAAGAAGTCAAGTCCATTTGGACCAGCGACAGCATCAGCCATGTACGGTCTGTTCTACTTTGCTAATGTCTCACACAATATTCTTGAAAACTTCAAGAATTTATTAGGTGAAACATTATATTTAAAGTTATTTGAAGGACCTATAAGATTAGTATGAACTAATCATAGATCATTCAAATACTTTAACAAAGGAGATGAAGGAAAACTTTCTATTGTTGAAGACCCTGAGTTAAAGAGAAGAATCATTGCTATGGTAGATTACTATAGTCAATGACTCCTCAAACCTATCCACGAAGACTTACTTAATTTATTAAGAAAGTTTCAATGTGATAGGACCTTTACTCAGGACCCACTTCACAACTGGGGAGTAACTAAAGGTCACAGCTTCTGATCATTAGATCTTTCTGCTGCAACAGATAGATTCCCCATCACTCTGCAAAGAAAATTACTAGGATTCATCTATACTGATGAACTAGCAACTAACTGAGCAAAGCTGTTGGTGGATCGAACTTATAAGGCCCCAAATGGTAACCATCTGAAATATTCAGTTGGTCAACCAATGGGAGCTTATAGTTCATGAGCGGCCTTCACCTTAACTCATCATTTAGTAGTTCATTGAGCAGCCTCCTTAGAAGGCTACCCATTAACTACGTTTTCGAAATATATCATACTTGGTGACGATATCGTGATAAATCACGATAAAGTTGCAAGAAGATATATGAGGATTATGAAAAAGTTAGGAGTTGAAATCTCCTTTCCAAAGACACATGTATCTAGAAATACATATGAATTTGCGAAAAGATGATTTCAACACAATGTAGAGATCTCTGGACTTCCGTTAAGAGGAATAACTCATAATTTAAAGAATATTCCAACAATAGTAAATATTATTGTGGAATACCTTTATAGAGTTAAACCTCTAACGAAGTTCACATCTAGAGAGATTATCACTGAATCTCTATACGGTCTTAAGCTTTCTAAAAGATATTTTTCTAAAAGAAAACTTAGACTATATATTGATTCTTTGATAGTTATGATCAGATATACCAAAAACTTGGCTACATATGAAGAGTTAAGAAATTATCTCTCCATATATGACAAGCATGGATACCTGGTCATACCTAATGAGGACGAAATCCGGCCTTTTATAGCCAGAGTCCTTTCTATTGGACTTCAAAGTAACGCTGAACATAGTTATAAGACTATGAAAGGTTACTTTGACACTTTCCTCGGT